GAGACTCCGATCTCGCGCTCGGGTGACATCTGGCTGCTCGGTGGTCATCGCCTGCTGTGCGGCGACGCCATAGTAGCTGTGAGCTACGAGCGACTGCTGGCCGGTGAGCAGGCGGACATGGTCTTCACCGACCCGCCGTATAACGTGAACTACGCCAACAGCGCCAAGGACAAGATGCGCGGCAAGGATCGCGCGATCCTGAACGACAACCTGGGTGACGGCTTCTACGACTTCCTGCTGGCTGCGTTGACGCCGACCGTCGCCCATTGCCGGGGTGGCATCTACGTGGCGATGTCCTCCAGCGAACTCGACGTGCTGCAGGCCGCCTTCCGCGCCGCCGGTGGCAAATGGTCGACATTCATCATCTGGGCGAAGAACACCTTCACGCTGGGCCGCGCCGACTACCAGCGCCAGTACGAGCCGATCCTGTACGGATGGCCGGAGGGGGAGCAGCGCCACTGGTGCGGAGACCGCGATCAGGGCGATGTCTGGAACATCAAGAAGCCGCAGAAGAACGACCTGCACCCGACGATGAAGCCGGTGGAGTTGGTCGAGCGTGCGATCCGCAATTCAAGCCGACCCGGGAACGTGGTGCTCGATCCGTTCGGGGGCTCGGGCACGACGTTGATCGCTGCCGAGAAGTCAGGGCGGCAGGCGCGGCTGATCGAGCTCGACCCCAAGTACGTCGACGTGATCGTGCGCCGCTGGCAGGACTGGACCGGCCAGCAGGCCACCCGAGAGTCCGATGGCCTGGCGTTCGATCAGGCCGGCAGCGAGTCCTCGACGATCTCGGCGTGAATCACGAAGCCCGTCAGGTAGGGCATGCCGCGCGGGATGCCGTAGTCCCTGCTGGTCTGGCGCCCGATGGTCCAGCCCATCCACTGCTGCGTGGCGGCGTTGATCGCGTCCGTCAGGGTTTCGCCGCGGTACAGCGCGTTCTGAACGTCGTCTGCGAAGTGGCGGCCGTGGCGGCTGTCGAGGAAGGTTCGAACCGATTCGAGGGGCTGGCCGGTGGCGTCCGACACGGCGGTCATCGCCAGGGGCCAGGCGGCGTCGGCCTTCTCGTTCATCGTGCCCCAAAAGCCCCAGGCATCGTTCTGGGTGGCGGGGATGCTCTGCTCGGTCGTCATGGTGGTCTCCGTCTTGCGGATCGTTGCGATGCCTCTATGAACGCGCTGTTCGATCAGGAAGCCAAGCTCTTCTTGGCCTCCTTCTCGATCTTTCTGCTCAGGCGATCCGGTAGACCCGCTCGCCACCCTGCGGCTTGTCCGAGACGATGCTCAGGCCGAGCTTCTTCTTGAAGGCTCCGGCGAAGGTGCCGCGCACGGTGTGCGCCTGCCAGCCGGTGGCCTCGCAGATCTGCCGAACGGTGCTGCCCTCGGGCCGGCGCAGCATCGCGATCACCTGGGCCTGCTTGCTGTTCTCGCGGGTGCGGGGTTTGGTGTCCGCGCGCTCCTTCGCCCACGTTGCTTCGGCGGCTGCTACGGCGGCCTCGATTTCGGGGTCGGCTTCCGGAGGCACGGGTGCGGGGTTGGGCGTGGGCCGGGGGCGCCCCATCGCGTCGTAGCCCTCGGCGGCGACGACCCAGTCGGTGCCATCGGTGGTGATCAGGGCGCGGCTAAGCAGGCCATCGAGCACCTTCTTGCGGGCGCCGCCTTTGATGTTGTCGGGGAACCAGACGATCTTGCCGTCGTTGTGTTCGAGGGCGTGGGCCAGGATCGCGTGCTGGGCGGGGGTCATTTGGCTGGTGGTCATCTCTTGCTCCTTGCAGGGGTTGATCGGGTGACGTGATGAACGCGCTGTTCGTCGGTGAAGCCAAGCGCTTCCTGCTGGTGTTCCGGGGTTGCTGATCAGCTGTTGGCCTTGTCCGACATGGCGGCCTTGCGGCCCTCCTCGACCCCGGCCTTGAAGGCGGCCTCGAGGGCGTCTCGTACGCACCAGACCGCCACGTCGTGGAAGTCGAGGCTGTCGGACCTGCGTGTCTGCAGCGTCTCGATCCCGAGGTGTTGCTGGGCGATCTGGGTGAGGAGGGTTTCGAGCTTGCTCATATCGGTGTCCTTCGATGGGGTTGGCGATGGACGTATGAACACGCTGTTCTCGATGGAAGCCAAGCGGATTCCGAAGGACCGACGATGAATTGATCGAAGAGGGCAATGGGAATCTCGATTCGGGCTTACGCCCGCCACCGGGGCGTGACCGACACGGCCGTTCACAAGGCGATTCGCACAGGGCGCATCGCGCCCGAGGTGGACGGCACCATCGACCCCGACAAGGCCGACCGCGAGTGGGCGCGCAACTCCGAGGCTCCGAAGGCAGGCACTCGCGTCAAGGCGGTCAAAGCCGCTGTGCCGGAGTCAGCGGCCGATGCTCCTGGCGGACTGCCCGCGGGCGGCGCGTCACTGCTGCAGGCGCGAACCGTCAACGAAGTGGTGAAGGCGCAGACGAACAAGGTGCGCCTGGCCCGTCTCAAGGGCGAACTGGTCGACCGTCCGCAGGCCATCGCGCATGTGTTCAAGCTGGCGCGCTCGGAGCGCGATGCGTGGCTGAACTGGCCGGCGCGCATCTCCGCGCAGATGGCGGCCAGGCTCGGCATCGAGCCTCATGCGATGCACGTCGCCCTGGAAGCTGCAGTGCGCGAGCACCTGCAGGAACTGGGCGAACTGCGCCCCCGGGTGGACTGATGCTGGACGTCGACTACGAAGGCGCGGCCGAGATCGAGCGCGCTTGGCGCGAGGGCCTGACGCCAGATCCGCTGCTCTCGGTGTCCGAGTGGTCTGACCGCCACCGGATGCTTTCCAGCAAGGCATCGGCCGAGCCGGGACGCTGGCGGACCAGCCGCACGCCGTACCTGAAGGCCATCATGGATTGCCTGTCGCCGACCTCGCCGGTAGAGCGCGTGGTGTTCATGAAGGCCGCGCAGCTCGGCGCGACCGAGATGGGATCGAACTGGATCGGCTACGTGATCCACCACGCGCCGGGGCCGATGATGGCGGTGTGGCCGACGGTGGATATGGCCAAGCGCAACTCCAAGCAGCGGATCGATCCGTTGATCGAGGAGTCGGCCGCCCTGGCCGAACTGATCGCACCGGCGCGCAGCCGCGACTCGGGCAACACGATCCTGGCCAAGGAGTTCCGGGGCGGCGTGCTGGTGATGACCGGCGCCAACAGCGCGGTGGGGTTGCGCTCGATGCCGGTTCGCTACCTGTTCCTCGACGAGGTGGACGGCTACCCCCTGGACGTCGAGGGCGAAGGCGACGCGATCTCGCTGGCCGAGGCGCGCACGCGAACTTTCGCGCGCCGCAAGATCTTCATCGTCTCGACGCCGACGATCTCGGGCGCGAGCGCCATCGAGCGCGAGTACGACGCGAGCGACCAGCGGAGGTACTTCGTGCCGTGTCCGCACTGCTCGAACCGACAGTGGCTGCGCTTCGAGCAACTGCGCTGGGAGCGCGGGCAGCCCGACTCGGCGGCGTACATCTGCGAGTCCTGTGACGCCTCGATTGCCGAGCACCACAAGACGTGGATGCTCGAACACGGCGAGTGGCGCGCGCTGGTGCCGGAGAACGGCATCAAGACGGCGGGCTTCCATCTGTCCTCGCTGTACAGCCCGGTCGGGTGGCGCAGCTGGCGGGACATCGCCGCCGCCTGGGAAAGCGCCGTGAGCAAGGAGTCCGGATCGGCAGCGGCGATCAAGACCTTCAAGAACACCGAGCTCGGTGAGACCTGGGTCGAGGAAGGCGAAGCCCCGGATTGGCAGCGGCTGGTCGAGCGCCGAGAGGACTACCCGCTGGGCAGGGTGCCGGAGGGCGGCCTGCTGCTGGTCGGCGGTGCAGACGTGCAGAAGGACCGCATCGAGGCGTCCATTTGGGCCTTCGGTCGCGGCAAGGCTTCGTGGCTGGTGGAGCACCGGGTGCTGATGGGCGACACCGCCCGTGACGCGGTGTGGAAGCGCCTGGCGGAGTTGATCGCGGAGAGCTGGACCCACGCATCGGGCTCGGCCATGCCGCTGGCGCGCTTCGCGCTGGACACCGGCTTTGCGACGCAGGAGGCCTACGCTTTCGTGCGTGCTTGCCGCGACCCGCGCGTGATGCCGGTCAAGGGAGTTCCACGCGGCGCGGCGCTGATCGGTACACCGACTGCGGTCGACGTCTCGCAGGCAGGCAAGAAGCTGCGCCGGGGCATCAAGGTCTACAGCGTGGCGGTCGGTATCGCCAAGCTCGAGTTCTACAACAACCTGCGCAAGAGCGCGGACGTCGATGAGGACGGCGTGACGGTCACGTACCCGGCCGGCTTCGTCCACCTGCCGAAGATCGACGCCGAGTTCATCCAGCAGCTCTGCGCCGAACAACTGATCACGCGCCGCGACCGCAACGGCTTCCCGATCCGCGAGTGGCAAAAGATGCGCGAGCGCAACGAGGCGCTGGACTGCTACGTGTACGCCCGGGCCGCCGCGAGTGCGGCCGGGCTGGACCGTTTCGAGGAACGCCACTGGCGCGAACTCGAACGACAACTCGGGATGGAGCGGCCACCGGATGAGCCGCCACCGATTCAACCTTTCGATGCAGACGAGGCCACCCACAGCGGTGGCCTCGCTGTTTCTGGCAATCGCAATACCGGCCGGCGCGTGATCAAGAGCCGCTGGCTGACCCGCTGAGGATCTTCGTGACCTACACCACCACCCAACTCGACGCGCTCAAGCGCGCGCTGGCCACAGGCGAGCGCCGCGTGAGCTTCGCCGACAAGACCGTCGAGTACCGCTCGGTCGAGGAACTGCAGGCGGCCATCCGCACCGTGGAATCTGAGCTTGCGCGCAGCGCCGGTGCGAGCCGCAAGCGCCAGATCCGGGTCACCACGTCCAAGGGCTTCGCATGACCTGGTGGGCTCAACTCAGAGCGAGCCTGTTCGGCAGACCGACACCGACCTATGACGGCACTGGCTCCGGCCGGCGCGCCATGGCCTGGCAGGTCGGCAATCCCGGCGCCGTGGCCGCGCTTGCCTTCAGCCAGGACGAACTGCGCGCCAAGAGCCGCGACCTGGTGCGGCGCAATGCCTGGGCGGCCGTCGGCGTCGAGGCCTTCGTGGCCAATGCCATCGG